CGCTGCTGTTGCCATTTGTGCTACCTGTCCAACGACGATGGCGGACACAACAATCTTTTCAGACTCTTCACGCTGCTTAGGACTCATATCGGCACCGATATTACCAAGGGCATTCAGTGCATCTAGCACTGCTGCTGCTCCTGGTATTGCCGCAAGCTCTTCTGGTAGTTCTGGGTCATCAGCCTGAGCCACGATTGCCAGGGCCTCAAGAGCCTGGTTATACTCTGCTGATCCTTGGGCTGCCGTATCCAATACGGTAATAGCAGCGTCCTTTAGCTCTTCTGCCTGAGAGTCCGTTAGCTTCTCTGGCTCTATCTCTGCTAAGATAGCTATTTCAGCTACCGCCTCTTCTACAGATAGCTCAGGTTCTGATTGTACTTCTGGGGCTGCTGTTTCGTTTGGTTCTGGTAGCGGCTGTACGACATCTTCTGTTGGCTCTGGAGTAGGTTCCGAGCTCTCCGTAGGTGTAGGTGCTGGGTCTTCTGTAGGTGTCGGGGTTGGTGAGGGTTCCACTGTTGGGGTTGGCGCTGGCTCAACTACTGGCTCCTCTGTAGGTTGTGGTGCTGGTGTTGGTTCTATTATAACAGGAGTTTCTGGCACTGGAAGAGGAATTGGCTGTGGCTGAGGCTGTGGCTCAATTACTGGTGGGGTTACCACTGGGGGAACCACTTCTTGTACTGGCACGATTGACCAAGTAAATCTAGTAACCTTAACCACTCCGCCGCAAGGATCGCCAAAGGTGCCGTTATCCAATGCTACAGTGATGGATGTCTGACCGATCATCAAGTTGCCAAGAACTGAAGAAACATCCTCTCCACATGCTACATCGTCTGGCGAACCGTACCATGCACGTACAGAATAAAACTCCCACCCAGCTGGTGCTGTAATGGTTACAGTTTCACCTTCCCAGTTCTGCTGGGCCCACCAAGGCTGTTCTACAGCTGTTGTTGGAGTGGGCGTAGGCTCTGGGGTAGGCTGTGGATCTGGAGTTAATTCCACAACCGCAGCCTCTAGTCCAGGAATTGCAGCCAAGGCCAAAGAGTATCGTGATTGGGCCGTTGCATTAGCGTTCACTGCTGAGCTATATGCAAGCTCTGCTACTGATAATGCTGCTTGAGCTGAAACAACTGCGGCAGACTCTGCTTCTCCGTAGGTTGTTCTTTCTGGTATGGTAGTCGTGACGCCAGCTAGAAGACTAACATTATCAAGGCTTCCAGCAAAGTTGCCATTCCAATAGCCATTATCTATTAGTCTGAAGCCTATATCCCATCTAACTGCATCATCAGATAGATTGTAGGTTGCTGTAAAGTGTGTCCAAGGAAAACTGTCAGCACGATCTCCAGTATTATAATAGTTTAGTCTCTGTCCTGCGGCGTTGTATGTGCGAAACTCTACTCGATATCCATCTATCTGAGGGCGATTGCCGTCGTTAAAGTTATTGTTTGACATGTCATATGAAAATGTTACCTGCCTAACTGGTGATGGGAAATTGCCAACCTGAGAGATAAAGCCATAAGTGTAGGACCCAATAAGCACACCATTATATACACGAGCAATATTTGAGTTGATTACGGTTTCTGGAGATCCCATCCCAATGTTTGACCAGTTAGATGCTGTATCAAAGGTTCCGTTTATCACCTGTTGCTGTACTGTTGAGGTGGTAACGGCTGGTGTTACTACTGCCGTTGCAAGTTTGGCAGCCAATGCAGAATCGTATACAGCCTGAGCGTCTGAGACATCCTGGCTAGCAGAGTCTACAAGTGCAGCCGTGTCGTAAGCGTCTAGGCTGGCGGCAGTGACTTCTTCTTGTCCAGCAGTCAACGCTGACTGAGCCTCTTCTAGGGTTGTGGCCTGTGCTGGGGTAGCAAAAAATAGTGATCCAAATGCTATAGACATAGCTAAAGAGAATCTGTATAACTTATTAATGGCATCCTCCTTGGGTTTTGGATGTGTAGTAATACTATTATACTATAATGTTCGGAATTGAAAAGGGGCCTACCCCGAAAGGTAGACCCCAAGCCGATGTATCTAGGTTAAAAATCCCAGTCCTCGTCCTCTGTAGACTCTTGCTTACCAATTACATAAGAAGAGCCTGAGCCAGAGAAGAAGTCGTGGTTCTCGTCTGCGTTTGGCGACAGTGCAGAGAGGATGGCTGGATTAACATCAGTTGTATCCTTGCTGAATAATGCATCGAACCCCAAGTTCATTAGAGCCTTGTTCGCATTGTAATGTAAAAACTTCTTAACATCTTCAGTTAGTCCAATACCATCATATAGATCGGCAGTGTATTTAATTTCATTGTCATAGAGTTCCATCAAAAGATCGTAGGTATAGGCCTTGATCTCTTCCTGGCGCTCTGCTGACTCTTCGTTAAATGCCTGCTGAAATTTGTATCCAATATAATACCCATGAACAGCCTCATCACGAATGATAAGTCTGATTAAATCGGCAGTGTTGGTAAGCTTTGCACGGCTTGACCAGTACATTGGTAGATAGAATCCACTGTAGAACAAGAATGACTCTAGCAAAGTAGATGCAGCCTTGCGCTTTAGCGGATCGTCTCCACGATAATATTTTAGCACAATCTCAGCCTTCTTTTGTAGGAATGGATTGTCCTCACTCCAACGGAAAGCCTCGTCTATATCCTGTGTAGAACATAGTGTTGAGAATACGCTAGAGTAGCTCTTTGCGTGTACTGACTCCATGAAGGCTATGTTGGTTATGACAGCCTCCTCGTGCTGCGTACGAGCGTCTGGCATGAGTGACATGGCTCCTACAGTACCCTGAATTGTATCTAGCATTGTGAGGCCTGTGAACACACGCATAGTCAGAGTCTTCTCATCGTCTCTTAGCGTTGCCCACGACGGAATATCGTTAGATACTGGCACCTTCTCAGGGAGCCAGAAGTTGGCTGTGAGACGGTTCCATACCTCTAGGTCTACTGGATCTTCAATCTTGTTCCAGTTAACTGGTCTTGTAATCATTTATGGTTCCCTTTCCTATAACATGCAGCTTACGCACTCTTCGACGTCTGTTCCCTCTAGGGCCATCTGTCGGATGCGAATGTAGTAAATGGTCTTGATTCCTTGCTTCCAAGCGTAAATCTGAGCCTTGTTGACATCACGAGTAGTGGCAGTATCCTTAAAGAATAGCGTCAGAGATAGGCCCTGGTCTACGTGCTGGGTTGCAGCAGCATAAACATCAATGATCTTCTCTGGGCCAATCTCGTAGGCATCCTGGAAGTACTCTAGGTTGTCGTTGGTCAGGTAAGGTGCTGGATAGTAAACACGCCCCATCTTTCCTTCCTTACGAATCTCAATCTTAGATGCGATAGGGTGGATAGATGATGTAGAGTTGTTGATGTATGAGATTGAGCCAGTTGGTGGAACAGCCTGAAGGTTCTGGTTGTATAGACCAAAGTCCTTCACGTTGCCTGCAAGGTAAGCCCAGTCTGCATCTGTAGGAATCTTAATGCCTGCATCTGCAAATATCTTAGCAACCTTCTCAGTCTTTGGTGACCAGTCTCCGTAGATGTACTTCTCAAAGAATTCACCTGTTGCATACTTAGACTTCTCGAAGCCGTCAAATGGTGATCCAGTCTCTACAGCCATCTTGTTAGAAGCAACTAGACAGTGGTATAGAACGGTGTAGAAGTACATGTTGGTAAAGTCAATTGACTCTTCGTCTCCATAGTGCATACGCTCCTTGCCAAAGTAGCCGTGAAGGTTCATCTGACCTAGACCAATGGCACGTGACTTCTTATTACCCTCGGCAATTGACATAACAGACTTAATGTATGACATGTCTGCAACAGAGGTTAGTGCACGGATAGCGGTCTCGATAGTCTTTCCAAAGTCTGGAGACTCCATAGCCTTGGCAATGTTTAATGATCCTAAGTTACATGAGATATCCTTACCAATGTTATCATAAGACAGGTCGTCGTTATATGTTGTAGGCGTGTTTACCTGAAGGATCTCTGAACATAGGTTAGACATGTTAATGCGTCCATCAATAGGATTAACGTTGTTAACGGTGTCTTCATACACAATGTATGGATACCCTGACTCAAACTGGAGCTCTGCAATAGTCTGGAAGAACTCACGAGCCTTGATCTTAGACTTCTTAATTCTTGCATCGTCAACCATCTCCTGGTACTTCTCAGTAACCGAGATGTCAGACATTGGTACTCCATAGACACGTTCAATGTCGTATGGCGAGAACAGGTACATGTCCTCGTTGTTTTTTGCCAGCTCTAGAGTAATGTCTGGAATAACAATGCCCAAGCTGAGAGTCTTAATACGAACCTTTTCATCTGCATTCTCTCTCTTAGTATCTAGGAACTTCATGATGTCTGGGTGGTGAGCGTTTAGATAGACTGCTCCTGCACCCTGGCGTGAGCCAAGCTGGTTAGCATATGAGAAAGCATCCTCTAGCATCTTCATTACAGGAATGATTCCAGATGACTGATTCTCAATCTTCTTGATAGGAGCACCAGACTCACGAATGTTTGTCATGTTCAGAGCAACGCCTCCACCACGCTTTGAAAGCTGGAGTGAAGAGTTTACTGCTCTTGAGATTGATTCCATGTTGTCTTCAATGCGTAGCAAGAAGCATGATACGAACTCTCCACGCTGCTTCTTACCTGCGTTAAGGAAGGTAGGAGTTGCTGGCTGGAAACGACCTGAGATAATCTCATCTACAAGGTTCTTGGCAAGCTCTTCATCTCCACGTGCAAGCATCAGAGCGTTCATGGTGACACGGTCCTCGAAACGTTCTAGGTAACGCTCACCATCGAAGGTCTTTAGTGCGTAAGAGGTGTAGAACTTGTATGCCCCAACGAAAGTTGGGAAGCGGAACTTGTAAGCATATGTCTGCTTAAACAAACTCTTAACAAACTCTGCTGAATACTGGTCTAGAATTTCTGGATCGTAGTACTCCTTGTCAACCAGGTATCCTAGCTTTTCTTCTAGGCTGTGGAAGAATGCTGTATTTAGATTTACGTGGTCTAGGAAATATGCCCTTGCGGCCTCTTTGTCTTTGTCGAACTGAATTTCTCCATTTGATCCATAGAGATTGAGCATTGCGTTTAGCTCATGATAGCTGTATTCATTAGTAGTCATATAGCAGCCTTAACCTTTCCTTTACCTTAATTACATCGTCGTCTGTACCAAAGATTTCCACTCTGGCTATTACTGGTACCCCAGTTTTTTGTGAGATTAACTCTGCAGCCTTGCAGTAGTCTTCTCCAAAATTTGTGTTGCCTAAACCTATAACTCCACGAAGGAGATCTCTATTGTCAGAGATATTTAAAAACTCTTTAACCTGTCTTGGTATGGCAGACTTGATGCTACCACCACCATAGGTTGGAACGCAAAGAATGTACTCTCTGCTAGCCTTGGGGCTATCCCCCTTAATAGGGATTCTAACAGCTGAATCTGTTAGCTTTTCTACAAATTTCTTAGTATTCCCAGAATAATTTGAGAAGTATATGATTTGGATAGACATCTATTCTACCTCCATTTTTTATCTTCCAGAGAGACGTAAGGGAGAGAAGTTTTTACCTCCTCTCCCCTCGTCTAACGATTGCAAACTACTTACGTAGAGCAACCTTTGCCTTTGGATTTGACTTGTTCCAACGAGCAGCAAGCTTGTTGTACTTAGCAATCTCTGCAGCCTGTAGTGCCACTAGCTGAGCCTTTAGGCCAGCGATGGTTGCGGTTGCGACAGCAAGTTCAGCATCCTTGGTTGCTACTAGACCAGCTAGGTCTACGACCTTTAGGGTTCCACGAACGAAACCAACTGGAGCAGCGAAGCCAGTAACCTGAGCAGCTACAGTAGCAGTTGCAACTAGGTCATAGGTGTCTACTGATAGGCCAGTTAGATCCTTAACAGCAGTACCATCTGCTACGGTGGTCAATGAGTAGGTGTTAGTTCCCTTGCCATTGATTACCTGTAGAGCAACAGTCGCACCAGAAACAGCGTTACCAAATACGTCAGTACCAGTAGCGGTTACCTTTGCGGTAGTTCCTAGAGCAGCGGTAGGTGCTGACAAAGCAACAGTGTGCAGTGCGCCAGCAGTACCCTTTACATAGTAGGTTACTGGAGTTGCGGTGCCAACGGTAACGACAACCTTGCCTACCTTAGTAGTCTTGGTGTATACCTTGAAACCTGCAGTGGTGCCAGTACCAGTAGCAATGGTTAGAGCTGCAGCACCAGTAGATGCAGTGATTGCACCAGCGGTTCCAGCAGCAATAAGGGTTGCATCGGTTGCAGCAACTGCGACAGTCTCACCAGCAGTAATACCAGTTAGAGCGAAGTCTAGGGTATCTACGGTGTCTACAGAGTTATCTGCAGGTACTGGAAGTGCAACAGCAGTTGCTTCAGTGGTTCCTGCGGTGGCTGGAGCTGATCCAGCAACAGTTAGTGCATAGGTTGCGCCAACTGCAAATGCAGGGCCTGCAACTAGTGCAGAGGTGGTTAGTGCTACGGCGGTGGCGGTAGCGATTAGGGCCTTCTTAAATGAAGCCATATTGTTTTTCTCCTTTTATTATTTATTGTTTGATTAGATTAAATCAAATCGTTGTAAGTATTCACGAACTTCTTCGGTCATGGGTTTCAATTGTATCACGTTGTCGTTGCCCATGTCAACTGCTTTCTTTGGTCTATCTCTAAAAGTGTGAACCTCTACTTCAAGGTTCTGGTCCTTTGGAGTGTGGCTAATGGCACCAAAGATGGCACCACAGACAGCATCTGCAAGGTCCTTGGAGGACTTACGAGGGTGGTCTACCCTGTTCTGCTTAACGATCTTAAGTTCTGTAAGCTCTTCAAATAGCAACTCAATTGTAGGAAGAACTAGTCGCTCTTCATACATAAGCATTGCCATGTCTTCATAGTGCTTCTTTGCAACAGAAACAGTCTCAGTACGAATACCTACCTGCTTTAGTTCGTTCTGGATATCGAACGACTGCCAGCGGTCAAATGAGACCATTCCAATATTAAATCCGCTACGCCTTAGCCCTTGAATCCACTGCTTAACCTCTGAAAGGTTTACGGGGCCTTCAATCTTAGGCTCCCACCAGACTACAGCATCTACAACTACTACAGGCATTACCTGTTGATAATCCTTAACTACCTGAACATTGACCCACTTCTCTACGTGAGCAATTGCTACAGCACACTTGTCATGCTTTTGCGCAAGGTCAGCGTGGACGTAGTAAGTCTTGTCTGGGTCTGGTTTGAATGTGTCATCAATTCGCTTATATCCGTCAATAGGATTACGAATAGTCATACAAGCACGAACCTTTTCTACCTGCTTAAAAAACGCATCTGATGAGAACGTTGGTACGCAGGCAAAGCGTTGCATGGCATCGCCAATATCAGTATAGAAGGCCAACTTGAAGTCGTCAATCTTTCTTGTAGGATTGACTACCCAGGTAGGTCGCTTAATAGCAAACATTCCTGGAAACTTATACGAGATGATTGTGTCTTCATCCCACTCAATGTCCAGGCTGTTGCCCTCTGCATCTTCTGGCAAGTCTTCATTCATAATAAACTTATGATGCTTTGTTACGACTTCCTTCTCTGCAATAACGGCATCGTATCTC